ACGATATCAGCAGCAGTTGCTAACTGAAAATCTTCGCCAACGACTCTTATGCCGTTTCTATCTTCTCTCAGTGACCCAACACCGCGAGAAGAAACACCAAGCATTACACCTTCACCTAGAAGTGATGATGCAATCTTGCCCATTGGTGTTGAAAGAATCTGTGCTTTACCTCTAAAGTTTGATCCTTCCTGAACCAATGATGTGATCTTGTGTGAAACACGGTCAAGGTTGACGGTAGGACCATCGGGATGACCAAGCTCACCAAGAGCACGACCCTTTTTCACAAAAGATTCATTATAACGACCGACCTCTTTGGCAAGAGTATCCATGGGATACATTCTGCCGTTACGGTTTTTGATATCACCTTGCAGGAATACACCTTCGATGTATAACTTCTTATTGGCACCTTTGCCTTCGGTGATAATCTCTACCTTAGTGATTTCTTCTGTGATTAATTTCATTTTTCTTATGAGATGTTGTATGCTACTTTTGCTGCTAAAATAGTTGCGCCACCCTCTAAAGTATCAGTAGGGTCTTTTTCTGCAAATGTTACAGAGTTAGCAGTCAAAGTAAATGATCCTAGGGTTGTTCCACTAGCATTTTTTCTAGTGACAACATCAATTGAACTATTATTATTGACTAGCCTTACAACTGTGGCAAGACTAACATTAGTGGCAGAAGTCAAATCTGTTTCCGCTGCCAGGACTTTTACAATCATTCTTCGGATTCCTCTTCTGGTTCTTGCTCAACTTCCGTTTCTGGTTCATCAACCTGATCTGGTTGATCAAACATTGACTGTGCTACGGTAGGACGAATTGCTTCGACCCTTTCACCTGCTTTTGCATACATTAATTCTTTGATCTTATCGCTAATTTCTGCGGCAGAAGCATCAGTAGCAATCAAATCGATTACGTTATCCATAAAAACTTAATATAGTGATATTTGATTATTTATATCTCAGCGACCTTGGCGTCTGCTTCTAAGTCTGGTTCAGTAACTGGAGCACCCAGATCTCCACCCCCCGCATCTAATGGTTCACCAGTGATTGGGTCCACAGCAGCAGGGTCTGGGATGATACCATCCTTGATTTCTTGTTCGATTTGTTCATCGATTTCAATCATTTCAGCATCAGTCTGTCTCAGAACTTTTCTACGAACATACTCATTGGAATAATACTTACCAATGAAGGGTTCAATAGTTGCTAAGATATTCAGACGCTCTGAAAGCATTTCAGATTCTTTCAGTTCTGCAAACTGATTATCATACAAGAAGTCATACTGGATATGATCACTCAGTTTCTCCCAATCTTCTGGTGATACAATATTCTTCAGAATCAGTTGAGTTCTCAACATATCGTTAAACATTTGAGCAAATCTCTTTCTCAAACGACCAACAAACTTGGAGAACTTCAGTTCATCACGCAGAATCTCAGAAGAACGACCAAGATTAAAACCACCATCACTGGCGATTCTAGACTCGGGAACGTTCAGTGCTCTATACAGTTTCTTCTGGAAGTATTCGATGTCAGAAAGTTCACCCAAGTTCTGACCACCAGGCAAAGTTGTGATTTCTGTACCACGTCCACCCTCTCTCCTAGGAAGCCAAAAGTCTTCCATCATGGACATAAACTTGCGGTCATCACGGACTTCACCAGTAGCAGCGTTATAGACAAGTTTGTTTCTATAACGAGACATTACCTCTTTGAGGTATTGCTCTGCTTTTACCTTTGGAAGATTACCAACGTCAATATAGAAAATTCTACGTTCTGGTGCTCTGGAAAGTCTGTAGATAACCAAAGAATCCTCAATCATTCTAAGTTGATTGAGTGCCTTGATTGCCTTATGGAGATATGAAAGAACGGTTCCCTTGTTTCTATCAACAAGACCAGAACTACAATATACTACAGAGTCTTTGGCAATCTTAATTGCAGATTTAGCTGATTGACTACCAGTGAGAGTTTGTGTAGGATACTTTGCTCCTGGTGTATACATGAAAAACTCTTCAATCTCTGGTGAGATTACTTTTTCATTATTACCACCGGTTTTTAAGTTAATCGATGCTACAGTATTTCGATCATTTTTCTTTTCTTGACGTACAAACCTCATCTTCAGAGGATCAATGTACCTCAATTCTTTGATACCCTCTTGGGGTTTTTTCATGTCAATAACTTTGAGGTAGTATAATCTACCGTCGATATACCAGTTTCTAAAGATTTCGTGTGATTTTCTGTCGAAATCTAAAATTTCTTTGATGTATTTGAACTCATTTCTAATTGCTTTTTTAAGCTTGTCGCTAGCATTTACATTAGAGAGTTCAATCTCAATAGGAGAATCGTACAAGTCGCTGACGATTGCTTCATTAACAACATCTTCGATAGCACCATCACATTCTGGATGGACTGCCATCTCTCTATATCTTCTTATGAGATCGTTCTCATTGCGATATACACCTTCAATATCTACGTATTGACCATAAAATCCACTAGCAATATAGTTGTCAACCCCGTCCTCGTTTGATGGAGGAACGGGGGAGACGATGCTAGGGGATTTCTTTTCTGTATCCTCAAGTGAAAAACCAAATAGTCTGGCCATATTATAAAACGGGTTGTCTTTATTTTATTATTTAGTTGATGTCTTCACCACCCGCTGCGGGAGAAGTTCCCTTAGAAGCTTCCCACCAATGGACTTGAAGTTCTACAGTAAACTCCTCAATGGTATCTGTGGTTTCGTAATTCAGATCGATTGTAGATATATTCGTTGGGAATGTATCATAGAATCTGTAAGATCTGAGGATTCCACCATCTCTGTCTAATTGATAGACATAAGCATCTGCCTGATACTCATCTGGATTAACGAGTCCAGTAGCATCAAACATGCTGTTGATAGAATTCATCCACTTTTCGAAAGCAGATCTGATTGAGAAATCACTGTCATTAAGAACGGTGATTGTCCAGGTCTCGAAAGTTCTGTCTCCAGCAACCTTCAGAATACGACCTCTGAATGGGACTTCAATCGGAGCAATTGTTGATGCTGGCAGAGCAGCTGCCTTGACAAGGAATCTTGCTTTTGACAAGACATCGTTGTCTACAGCAACTGCATCTGGGAATGCAAGTTGAACCTCAAATAGATTGGGTCTTGCGCCACCACCCGCTAGTTTACTCTTGAAATCGGTGATCTTCCTTAAAGGAATAGAATTTTGTTGATTACGGCTAGGCATTGTTCTTTAAACCTCTAAATTAAACGTTACCGATTACTTCTTCAAATGAAACACCAGTTCTGGTGGCAACAAACGTAAGACCAATGAAGTTGATTGATCTTGCGGGTTTGATGAAGATATCTGCCACAAACTCATTATTATCTATAATGGCGGCAGTGTTATTTGTCTCATCACAAATAACTACGTAGTCTGAGATACCACGCTTTGCTTGTACATCGCGTAAGAATGGTTCGACAATGTTTACAAAGTTAGTTCTTGTAATCTCATCGTTGAACTCAAACAGTTGATCCTTAGCAGCAGCGCTAATTGCATTCTCAAGATAGATGAACAAACGACGAACGTTGATTCTATCGAAGGCAGAAGACTTACCAAAAGCAGTCTTGTCACCAAAGAGAACAATACCAGCACCAGGCGAGAAGATTACAGGGTTGACTCTAGCGGAGTACAACTTATCTCGCTGCATCTTAGAAGGATTGTATGCGAGTTTAACAGCATTCAGGATTGCGCCTCTTGCAGTTCCAGCAGGTGAGAACCATGGGAAGTTGTTGATGTCATTTCTAGCACAAAGACCAGCAATGTCACCATTGAGTGGCACATATCTGAATGTATCAGCAAATCTATCAAACATATACTTGTAACCACTATCGATTACACCGTATGTTGATGATGTGACAGCAGAAGCATATCCAAGTACGTTAGTTGTAATCGTTTCATCGTTATTGACTGTTACACTTCCTGTGGAAGTATCAACCAAGAACGCATTTCTTTGAGGTGAAACGAAAGCAACCGAATCTTGTCTTGCTTCAGCAACAGCAATACACTTATTAGCAAGTGCCTGTGCATTTTCTTTCTCATAGTTAGCAGAACCCATCAAAACGAAATCTGCAGCATAGTTATCTGGATTTGAGAACAAGTCGTATCCAGAAGAAAGACTACCAATAGTAGCAGTCAGTGCACCAGCAGCATTGATGTCAGTTGTTCCGTCATAATTTTCACCACCAGCAAGCATCAATACTTGATTACCAGTGACGCCAAAATTGACACCATCAGTTTTTTGATCCCAAGCAGTATCTGAGTCATTTGTAAATCCAGAACTAAAAGCAGAACTTACAAGACCAGCAGGTGCTGAACCACCAAAGATGTTTGATGAGTTATTATAAAGATACTTTCTCCAATATGAAGGACTTCCGGCAGAATATTCTGCATCTGTTCCTTTAGAAAGTGCTAAGTGCTTCTCAAGAATTGTTCCAGCGTTTCCGCTTACAGTTCCTTTGTCATCAATAACGACAACATGAACTTCATCAAATCTTGATCCTCTAGCAGCAGCAAACTCTGAGGTACCAGGTCTTTCTGCTAAACCACTCCAACTTAAAGTACCCTCTGATAGAGCAATTGTTTGTGAATCAAACCAATCAGTAGATCCAGTGTATGAACGATCTGAATATGCAGAATCTTGTCCAGCAGTGTGAACTCCAAGACTTCCTGTGTTACTAAACTCATATACACCGCCTGGTGTATAATCAACTGGAGTTTCAACTCCTGCATGAGAAACGTGGGAAATAACTTTTACACCGATACTATCGGTTGTTCCCATACCAACTTCAGTTACAATTCCTTTCAGGTAACCATCTAGTTCTGATGTAGAACCAGCACCAGCTAAAACTCTTCCAGCAACTGATTGAGTAACTCCAGATCCTACCTGAACATCGGCTGTACCATCACCAGGCATTCCAGTATTAATACCAGAAATTACTTGGTCTACTTTACCATCAATGATAGCAACTTTAAGATCGTTACCCCAAGAACCTGGATTTCTTGCAGCGACAGTTACGTTCGTAATTACGTTCTCATCATATTGCTTGTTTACATAATCTTCTGTACTGTTAATTTTAACAGAAGCAGCAGTTCCAGCAAATGCGTTTGCTAGATCAGTGTCATCAGATCTTACTACGTTAAGATTGCCACCATATGCTAAGAACGAGGATGCAACCATCCAATGCTCATAATGCTTATCAGTGTTGTGTGGCTTACCAAAAGTATCCAGCAAATCTTGCTCACCAGTAATAACAACTGGTACATTTACAGGTCCTTTGGCAAAAGGTGCTACAAGAGCACCAGTCTTATCAGTAGTTGGATCAACTCTTCCTAAGGTTAGGTCAACTTCCCTAACGACAATTCCAGGAGATGCTAAATTAAGTGGCATCTTAATTCTCCTTTTATCCAAATTTATCTGAAATTATTTATCGAAAACCCTTTTTTCAGCGGGGAAACGATGCATGAACTACCAGTCTGGATATTCCCAGTTCATATTAGTATAGGATGCCTTCTTTTTTTCTTTAACTCTTTTGATAGTACATACCTTACATT